TGTTTGCCAATTGCCCAGCCAATGTATTTTTGGCCTTTGTTATAGTTCTTAGCATGTTCATACCATTCAGGTTCCGGACCACGTTTAACTCTGAGTACAGTAGCACCAATATTTTTTAGGGCTTTAATTTCGTTTGGAAAGCGACAGTCTGTAATAACAATATCATCTTTGCTGTGTGCTAGACGATTTTCTAAGCTGGCTACCCACATATCATCATGGAACCCTTTACGTACTACTTCGGTGCCCCAATATTGTAGAACCCAGCGTGGTGTAATGTCTTGTTTTAGTCGCTTGCTCCACCATTCATCTCGAGTTTCGCGCCATTCACGGCTTTGTTTAGTACGACCTTCTAACATCTCACGGTCCCACCCAAACACCACACTCACAGCGTCTTTAAGACTGTTAGCAAAACTTTCTCTTTTGTAACCATGGAAATTAACTAGATAATCGGCAATAGTATCTTTACCAGATCCCATAAAGCCGCAGATGGCGATAATTGAACTCATTGAAAACCCCTAATTGATATACTATTTTATTACAGCAACATTACAAGGTCTAGCGTTTTGGTTAGCCAGTGATCCAAGTTAATGGCATAGATCCATCAACATAGTTTTTAATGTCATCATCCAATCGTTCCATTAGCTCTTTACCTTCTTGTAGCAACGCAGCTCCATTTAATGTTGTACCACCTTGTGGACCTGCAATAGATGCAAATTTACTACGTGCTTGACCAATTGATATTTTAACAAAAGCTAATGCATAATCTTGAATCCATGGGAATGTCATATTATCATTTAAGATCATAATATCTGGTTTGTAGTTATCAATCCATAACAATACACTTTCATATTGATCGCCAGTTACACCAGCACCACCTGTTGTACCTGCATAACCAAATGGCATTTTACGAACAATGGTCATCTTTTTAGTAACACGGTTAAATGTAAAATTCATATAACCGCCAAACATCTTCATAGCTAACTTTTGATAATCTACAAATAATTCATAGTTAGTCAATCCACCAACGCGACCTGCTACTAACATATAAGTGTTTAAATAACCCGATGCAAATGGCTCAAATTGACTTGCTGTGGTACCCGATACAGACCCAATACCGCGACGGAAGACTGCTCTGACGTTCATAATATCACGAGGTAATATGTATTCTTGTGTTTCTGGTAATAGGTCTAAGAAAGCATAACTTTCTTCAGCTGAGTTACTACTACGTTGACGATAACGAAGCAATGCTTGTTTGATGCCCATTTCATAATGTTCTTTATCTGCTTCAACATCAATCATTTGGTCACCTAGACTTAGTCTGATGTAATCGATAATTTCATTATGTTTTTCTGCTACTGTATCAAGCTGTGCTTGTAAATTAGCATCAAAAGCAATATGCCCCGCACCTGTACCTGTAGTAGGATTAAATAGACTGTCTGTAAATAGACTAAGGTTTGGAGTTAAATTATCAGATGTCGATGATACATTAGCTGGAAGATCTATATCGGTTTCAAAATCTGCACCGATTGCATCTGTTATTTCAAAATCTTGACTATTTGGATTTAGCGGGGTTGACATAAATTATCCTATTACTGTTTCATATATTTATGCACAGCAATAGGATAAATTTAGCTTTATACTACTTTAAGAAGTATCGTATCTTCGTTAATACGTCCTGAAAGTTTAATATCTGTTGCTTTGATTTCTTCTAAGAATTTACGCAGTTCTATTTTGTTTGCTGACATAAATTTCTTAAGTTGCTCTGGAGGTTTACGTAAGGTCTTTTGTACGCTTTTACTTTCGTTATATCCAATAATAGTAGTACCCTTGACATTTAATGCACCGCCCTGATCTTCTGCTACATATTTTCCAATCTTGCGTGTTTTAGTGTTGTAAACCCATAATTGCTGTGCGCCAATGATGTCTACAGGACTAATACTTACAAGTTTATTTGTTGTATCATTTTTCATATACTTAAGTTTAGCGACAAGTTTTTCTTTTTGTGGAGGTTTGCGCACTGCCGCTTTCTTAGTTGCTCGTTTAACCTGACCATATTGCGCAATACCATCAAATAATTTAGTATAAAATGCATCGTAGCGTTTGTAGTCTGCTGGCTTCATGTAAGCATAAGCATCTTTAAGATCTTCATCTTTGGTTGTTTTGGATTCTGTAATTTCGGCATAACGCTTTTCAAACACTGCTTGTATTTTACCTAGCATTGCCTGCGGTACTACTTTGCTGCTTAGATATTCGTATGCTTTAGGGTCTACAGTTTTACCTGCGTATAAGTCATCTTCTAACTTTTCAAAATGTAAGATGTGCAGTTTCATAATATCGTTCATACGATCTTGGATAGTAGGAACTTTGACCGCAGGAGCCGCTGTTTTAACTTCTTCAACTACTACTTCGTCTTTGCTGTCAAGTTCTAAGGCATGATTTACAACACCAACAATGTATTTGATATGACGTTCTAGTAGCGGCATACCTTTTGTATGTGCTTTGATCAGTGCAGGTGCTGTTAGTGGAGTGTAACCGTCTGTGCTTTTAGCAAAACGTGTAATAGTTGCGGCATCTAACTTATGTGCTACACCTGCTGTTTGTTTTAACCAATCTACTAAATATTTCTTTAGGTCTTTGCTAGAGTAGAAATAATTATAATAACGTAGACTTTGACGCATATTATGGTCAAACTCTGCATCTTCCATCTTTAGGGCACGCTCGGTGTCCCAAATCGGCTCACTGCCCACGCTCTTTTCATCTAAAAAGATAGGATCACGTGATACTGCCTTAGCTTTTTTCTTTGCGCCATCAATTTTAATTGCCATTATTCTACCTCATTATCTACTATTTCGCTATGATCAAGTACTTCGTTGATCAAATCTTTAGTTGTCCACCCAGTATGTTTAAGTATATGTATGCTACTAATAAACAAACTAAACACTGCTGATACTGCGTCAAATTTATCAACAGTATCTTCTAATTTAAATAGTTCATTCAATAGTTCTTCTGCTTTATCAGAACTTAAGTCTATATCAAATTCATATTCTGTACCGTCAGGCAATGTTTCTTTAATTATATCAACCATTTGTCATTTCCTTTTCTAGCTCTCGCTTAACCATTTTGTATGCTGTCTTATCGTATATCCAAGTCGTCCCACTCACTATCCATTTGTGCTAGAGATTTCCATAGATCACGATTGTAAAACTGTACTGTTGCGTATGCTTCTTCTATTGTCATTATCAACATTATATTATGTCCTTAATTAAAAGTCAACCTGCTAACAATACCGCAAAAGTTATCATACGTTCATAGTTAGTTATTTCTTCATTAATCTTAACTAACATTTCTGCATGTTGCCTAGTTTGCCGTTGATGTCTGCGACAAGTTACTTCTTCTTTACTTAAATCTTTAACCATTAAGCCAATATTATGGCTAATATTCCACATTTCGTGTGTGTACTTTTTCATTTTATGTAGTGGCGCTTCTAGTGCTGTTTGTACAGCAGGCCAATCTAAACTTGACTGTATTTGGTTTTCCATAGTTTCATAAGTATACTATCGTTTTCGTTAATTGTCAATCAGCTAAATACTAGATAATAGGATATTGCAATGCCGCGTCTAAGTTTATATCGTCCAGAAAAGGGCAACGATTACAAATTTTTTGATCGTAGAATGTCAGAAATGTTCACTGTGGGCGGTGTTGATGTTAATATTCATATGTATCTTGGACCATTAGATCAACCTAATATTAGTGCATCAGAACCAGGCACATCAAGTCCACTTAGTACAGGTATTACAGGTATACAAGATTTACTATTCTTAGAAAATCGTGATCGCAAGTATGACACATCAGTATATACTATGCGAACTATCTATCGCATTAATGATAATGATTTTGACTTAACACAATTTGGCCTATTCCTAACTGGCGATACTATGTTTGCTGTGTTTCATTTAAATGATATGATAGATATTCTAGGGCGTAAATTAATGGTAGGTGATGTAATGGAACTACCAACTCTAATAGATTTTTATCCATTAGATGAATCTTTACCTGTCGCATTAAAAAGATTTTATGTAGTTAATGATGCTACACGTGCTGCAGAAGGTTTTGCTCCTACATGGTATCCACACTTATGGCGTGTTAAACTACAACCTCTAGTAGATAGTCAAGAATACAAAGATATTATTGATCAGGTTGCTGGAAATAACACTACAGATACATTAGGACAAGTTCTAAGCACATATAACACCTATTTAAATATCAACGATGCTGTAGTTGACCGAGCAGCACAAGATGTACCAGAAAGTGGATATGATACCAGCACATTCTATACATTGGCTACAGATGAAAATGGACCAAATATTGCTACTACACCTACATCAAAAATTACAGGTTATTTAACCGAAGACGGATTACCACCAAATGGTGCTACAATTGCTGCTGGCATTGCATTTCCGTCTACGCCTAATGTTGGTGATTATTATCTACGTTTAGACTACGTTCCTAATAGATTGTTCCGCTATAGTGGAAGTCGTTGGGTTAAAATTGAGGATGCTGTGCGTACAAATCTAACTCCAAACCCAACTAATGCTACACAAACACAACTTGAAGGATTCATACAAGACACCAACCAGTTCTTGTCTAACGCAATTGCCTGGGATGCTATACGTGTAACTTCTAACGTATATGTACCATCAGCTAACTCTTCTACTATATCGTTTACTTTAAGTAATACAAGCCCATACGGCACAGTTGTTACTAATGTTAACTATGTTAATACCTATGGTGTTGGTGCACAATTAAATGGATTGCCTATTACAACTACAATAGCAAATACAAGTGGTAACTTATCATTTACTATTACAAATACATTAAACAGCGGCGATTTGATAGAATATTCTGTTTATACCAATGTGATGAACGAACGTCAAAGTTTGTCACAAGCTCTACGACCAATGGCGGATAACTAATGGCTGCATTACAACAATATTTTTATGATGGTCAAATTGAACGATTTTTGGCTCAATTTATACGTATTTTAAGTGGATTTCAGGTTGAATTTGGTGCAGACCGAGCCGGTAATGTAACACTACAACGTGTACCTGTATATTACGGCGATGGTAGTAGACAAGTAGCTGCCATTATTCAAAATAACAGTGGCGGAAATGCAGTACCTCCAGTGCCGGCTATGACCGTTTATATTAATAATATAACATATGATAGGGATCGTGTACAAGATCCTACATTTATTGGAACTATGAATATACGCCAACGTGCGTTTAACCAAGAAACCCAAGAGTATGAAGCAACACAAGGTAATGCGTTTACAATTGAACGCAGTATGCCTGTTCCGTATACGTTAGAACTTAAAGTAGATATATGGACCAGTAACACTAAACAAAAATTACAATTATTAGAACAATTAATTCCATTGTTTAATCCTGCAATGGAAATACAATCAACAGACAATTATATCGATTGGACCAGCCTAAGCGTAGTTTATCTAGATAGTCCAAATTGGACCAGCAGAATTGTGCCGATCGGAACAGACAATCCGATCGATGTTGCTACACTAACATTTAAATTGCCTGTTTGGATTACTCCGCCGGCTAAAATTAAAAAACTCGGTGTTATTCAAAAAATTATTGCCAGCATACATGATGCAGATGGCAACCTAAGCGATTCTATTATTAATGACACTAACTTACTAGGTGCTCGTCAATATTTTACTCCATTAGGATATAGTGTGTTATTAATCGGTAATACATTAACACTATTAAAAATGCAAGATACCGAAACTCCACACGAACCTACGTTAAGTACTCCTAGTAAAATCGGTACTAAAGATTTGTGGTCTAATCTAATTAGTCTGTACGGTAATTTAGACAATGGCTTAAGCCAAGTTCGTCTATCAAGTGATGACGGTGTTACTGAAATAATCGGCACTGTTAGCTATCATCCAACTGACGATAGCCTATTAATTTTTAATGCAGACCCAGATACATATCCCACAAACTCACTGCCTGCCATTAATGCTATTATTAATCCAACAAGCTCAAATGTAACTACCAGTATTACACAACCAGCGGCAGGTACTAGGTATTTAATATTAGGTAATATCGGTAGTTCTAGTAACCTAAATGGATATGGCCCGTCACTGTGGGCTGGCGTAGATAATACAGATTTAATAGCACATACCAATGATATTATTCAATATAATGGATCACATTGGACTGTGGTATTTGACAGCCAACAGATTAATAGTATACAATATGTAAGTAATCTTAATACCGGAACTCAATATAAATGGAATCTCAATCAGTGGGTGAAAAGCTTCGAGGGCGAGTACAAAGCAGGTCTATGGACTCTAGTCCTATAGAAGGTGTAGGCACGTTTATCTACAGTGTTAAGACTCAACGATATCTTTTTTTATTACGCAATTCTTGTAAATATGCAGGTACCTGGGGATTAGCTGGAGGTAAGATAGAATCGGGCGAATATTTATTACCTAGTTTACATAGAGAACTTAATGAAGAACTAGGATTTAACTTTACTGCGACTAAAGTTATTCCGATTGAAAAATTTACCAGCGACAATAATAAATTCTCATATAACACATTCTTAATTCCGATAGCAGATGAATTCATACCAAAATTAAATTTTGAACATCGTGGATATTGTTGGGTAGCATTAGAAGACCATCCCAAGCCATTACATCCAGGAGTATGGCGCACCGTAAATTTTAAAGCAGTTGTTGAAAAAATTAAAACGTTAGAAGCAATGTTATAAGTCAGCTTCTAACGTAAATTCTCTGTGTGAAATTTGTCTAAAGTTTGCGCAATATTTCCAAACTTCTGGAATTGTGTCTGTTCCACGATGTGTCACTCTTACAAAATCGACATCATCGTATGTGTTAAATATTGTGGCTTTATCTTGAACCCATTTTTGTTCTAATACAGTTGTATTTGATTTATCATACCCATCGGTGCCAGCATATACATTATAATTATAACCCGGTGTATCTTGTCCATCATGTCCTAACATATATATGGTCTTGTGTCCATCAAATGCAGCCATATAAAGTGCTGTTGTTCCAGCATCAGTGTATGGATCGTGTGGAATTAGATAAAACTTTCTCGGATATTCTAGCATATTCATTGCATTAGAATAAACAATATTTTTGGTAATGTAGTCACTGGTTGCGATTTCATTAATAATGCGGGATGTTCCGATAGCTATTAAAAAATCTGGAGTAAAATCTCTATACAATGCATTGCAACCGTAGGTCTGTAACGTAGATGCCCCTAATAATCCGCTGTAGGTTTTTAATTGATTTAAGTTAAAGTTTAACCTACTAGGACCATTTCCAATTACTACAGCACGATTAGATATTTGATTATTAGTAACGGCATTGTATATACATTCAACAGAATCTTGCCATAGTCCATTATTGTAGTTTCGTTCAACCACAATATTTTCGCTGATATATTTGTTTCGGTATTGTTTATTAATCTGTAACATATATACCCGTTATACTATGCGTGTTGCTTGAACTTTAACATTACTATTAGTAACGCTAGAACTTGTATAATATAAGTTTACATTACCGCTAACTACATTAGCACTTAATGTACCTAAGGCAGTTCCGTTATTAATAACACCATATACGCTTAGGTATGCATTACCAGCACCATCAGTTAATACCATTGCTTCCATGCTCTGCATGTTAGTTGTATCTTTCTTAATTTGCACAATATATTTAGATGTAGTAAATGCAGTTTGGCTAAATGTATCAACTACATATGGGGTACTTGCGGCAGGTATATTAGTTGCTACTTGATTGTAATTGATATCATTACCAGTTAATAAATTCATATTACCGGCAGTATCAACCAATATCTGTTCAATAGTAAATGAAGTACCTGTCCAAATACTTGCACCAGTCGAATCAGCAATAAATTGGTTCAATCCATTTCCACTGGCTAATGTTGATACTGTTGCAGTTGTAGTTAATACACGTACATCAATAATATCACCTACACTCGGTGCTTCAGTAAATGTTAATGTTGTACCAGATACACTATATGCTACAGTTGGTAATTGTAGCACACCATTGATACTTACTATTGTACCAGAAGTAGTAGCACTAGACTGAATAGTGAATGACGTATTAGTACCGTCAACATTACCATATGGATTTCCTGTCGATGATGAAAATTGTCTATCACTAATTATTGTAAATGATGATCCCGATGTTTGCCAATTGCTACCATCAAAGAATTCCATGTTACTAATGGTAGAATTAAAACGTATCATACCAGCAATATCAACATTGCCTGAGCTACTTGGACGTTGAGCACTTGTACCTACCGGTAACATCATGGTATCTTGTGCAGCTACTTTAAATGATGCTCCCAATGTTGTGGTTACACTACCTGACCCGCCCACTCCACCGCCACCTACGGTTACTGCTGCATTGTTACTATCAGCAAAAATCAATCCTGTACTTGTAGCACCTTCTACTACAAAATTGTAACTTGATTGGGATTGATTAAATACTGCTCCGCCAGCTACCCATACATTACCACCAATACCAGCACCGCCAGCTACTACCAATGCGCCAGTTGTTGGACTTGTTGAATTTGTACCAGTTTTAATATTGAAATTTTCATTAACATTACTAAATCTCGCAATTTCATTTGCAGCTAATGTACCACCTGTAAAGAATATAACATCAGTAAGTGCAGTACCTGTACCAATTGCTAAATCACCAAATCCAGCCGTAGAATTTCCTTGAACATACAAATATCCATCATCTGGTCCAGCAATTGTAAATGTTGAACTGTTAAAGTTAGATCCATTAATACCTAAATCAATATAACCTTTTGTGTCATCACCATTATTAGCAGTTGCAATAAAGTCTGAACTTGCTTGAGTACCAGTGCTGACGTTTTGTTGGTTAATTTGACTATAACTATTGGCATTACTAAAAAACTGTGCAGTTGCTGATGGCAAAATAACACCCCCAGCAACATCTTGACCAACTATTAGTTGGGCACCTGATTGCATGTTAATGTTACCAGTAATGCCCATGCCGCCATGTATTAATGCCGAGCCTTGTGTATAGCTTGCACTGTTGACGTTACCAGTTAATATTAATCCGTTGGCTTGTATACCATTCTGAACGTAGATATTACCGCCTACACCTATGCCACCTTGACCCGGTACTACAATAGCGCCAGTTGTATAATTAGTAGAAGATGTTGCACTATTAGCATATAAAATGCCACTGGTGCTTAGATTATTATTAATGGTTGTAACACCAGTTGTAGCACCTAAGTTTAGTGCAGTTGCTGCACCACCAATACCTAATGTTGTTACGTTTACATTAGCAATATCTAAGGTAGTTTGACCTGAGTAGATTGTAGTTGCATTTGGGAAATAGATGTTTGCATTGCGGATATTTGCTAGACCGGTTGTAGCACCAATTGTTATTTGTGTTGCAGATCCAGCAAACCCGATTGTAGTTGCTACAGTATTCCATAAGTTTTGAACAGCACTATCGCCTAATACGTTATTTGAACGTAGATATGTAAATCCACTGACTGCTCCAATACTAATACTTGTTGCTGAACCTAGTAAGTTAGCAGCTGTTACGTTAGTATTAGCAAATGCTAAAGTTGTTTGTCCTGTGTAGATTGTTGTAGCATTTGGTAAAGCAATATTAGCATTATTAAGCGATAATGTGCCAGTTGCGGCACCAACGTTTAATGATGTAGCTGCTCCTGCAAAGTTCATTGTTGTAACGCTGGTGTTAAGCAATGCTATTGTTGGTTGTAGTGTGGTTACTGCTGTAGCATTTACTAAAGAAAGTGTACCGTTGTTAATAGTAGCAGTACCCGAACTACTACCCATGCTTAAACTTGTTGCGCCAGTACCTAATGTAACTGTTAAGGCATTGTTGAACAGTGCTATTGAAGATGCCGCACCGTTTAATGTTGTAGCATTTGGTACCCAGATATTTGCATTATTAACTGTAGCAATACCTGTACCGGCACCCAATGTTAAACTTGTAGCAGATGATAATACTGATGCTGTAGTCGGAGTTGCAAATGCCGTTAATGTACTTGAAGATGTATCAATATAATTACCTGTGATAAACACATTACCGCTTGCACCGATACCTCCTGCTACTATTAACCCGCCAGTTGTTGCTGATGTGCTGGTTGTTGCTGAGTTAGCATAAACAATGCCTGTTGCAGCCAGTCTTGTAAAGTCACCATTCGCAGGTGTTACATTGCCAATTACTGTATTATTAATTGATGCCGCACTTACTGCACCTAATGTAGTAGTACTTTGTGATGTCAATGCTGTAAATGTTGCTGCCGCAGGTGTTACATTACCGATTACAGTAGCTTGTATATCACGTGCATATAAACTTGCACCAATACCAGCACCACCACTAACTTGTAGTGCACCTGTGCTATTATTTGTAGCATTAGTTGTGACTGTTAATGTTAAATTACCTGCTTTAATAGGATCGTATATAGTATTACTGTCAAATGTCACTGTACCAGCACTCGGTTCAGCTACGTTACTGAAGAATTTCCATGTATTGTCTGCATTATCACGCACCACCCCTGTGTGTGCATAAATGTTAGCAGGACCACCAATAAAGTGGCTGTAGAAACCGATGTCAAAGCTGTATGGATATGTTACATTACCTTGTAAGTATAGTAATGGATCTTGTACTACTAAAATAGTATTTGTTTGTGATACTACGTTAGCAACATATAAGTTGCCGCCGATCCAGACATCTTTAGCAAATGCGGCACCGCCACCTACAGTTAATGCTCCGCCTGCACTTGTACTTGTTGAGTTAGTGGTATTTGTAAAGCTAATTGCACCGGTGGCTGTTAACGTATTGTTATGAGTAGTTGCTCCATTAGTTACTAAATTACCACCAACATTCAAGTTACCTTGAATACCTACACCACCAGCTACTTGTAATGCACCACTGGTTGTATTTGTTGATGCAGTAGTTGATTTAATCAATAAGGCATTTTGCGCATAATTAAAGCGAGCAATTTCGTTGGCACTACCTTGACCATTTAAACTGAATACAATGTCGTTAGCTAGGCCTGTAGATATTAATAGATTACCACTACCAGTTGTAACATTACCTTGTACATACAAGTAGCCATCGCCTGGGTAGTTTAATTCGTTACCGGCACCATTGGTAAATCCGGAACTGTTAATACCCATGTCAATGTAACCTTGGGTAGTATTACCTGTGTCCATTGTAGCAACAAAGTCAGTCGACGCATTACTACCATTATTAATATTTTGGTTATTAATTTGAATAAAGTTATTAGCGTTACCAGTAGACTGTACTGTGGTAAATGGTTGTGGAGTATAACCAGCTACACCTGCATATAGTGCCCCAGCACCTACAGCATTACCATAAAATACACCCGAATTACTTGTAACTACATAACTATTACCGATAATATTTAAGTTACCACCAACCCATAAATTACCCTGTACACTTGCGCCACCACTAACTTGTAAGACACCGCCACCTAAATTATTAGCAGGTGTAGTACCTGTTATAGTAGTAATACCGCTGGCTGTTAGGGTAGTAAATGCGCCAGTACTTGCTGTTGCATTGCCAATCGGCGTGTTATTAATTGCTACCGCAGTGGTTAAGTTTAAGCTGGTTGTTCCTGTTGATGTTAAGTTTGTAAATGTACCAGCAGCCGCTGAGGTATTACCAATTACAGTGTTATTAATATCACGTGCGTAAATTGATTGACCAACACCCAATCCACCAGCTACTTGTAGTGCACCAGTTGCGTTTGTTGTACTCGGTGTAGTTACATTTATTATAGTGTTGCCGCCAAAGAACGCAGTTTTTAGTACGTTAATGCCGCCATTAACTACTACTGAGTTTAATCCTGGGTTTTGATAATCTAATGTAGATTGTACAGTTAAATTACCTAATAGATTTGTTGTGCCGTTGGCACCACCAAGGTTTAATGTAGTTGTTGCACCACCAATACCTAACGATGTAGTTACAGTGTTAGCAAATGTTAATGATGTTTGTCCGCTATAGATAGTAGTTGCATTTGGGAAGTAGATATTTGCATTGCGGATATTTGCCACACCTGTTGTAGCGCCAATTGTTAATGCAGTTGCGGCGCCAGCAAACTGAACACCAGTCGATACACTATTCCATAGCGCGACTGATGTTGAAGAGCCGTTTACCACCTGTGAACGAATAAACATTGTGCCGCCGGCGGCAGCACCAATACTAATACTTGTTGCCGAGCTTAATAAGTTAGCACTTGTTACATTAGTATTAGCAAAGTTTAAACTTGTTTGTCCTGTGTAAATTGTTGTAGCATTTAGGAGTGCTACGTTTGCGCCGTTAAGGAATACTGTACCCGAGTTTGCACCTAAGTTAAGGGTCGTTGCTGCATTACCAACGTTTAATGTAGTTGCGTTTTGTGTAAACAAGTTAACAGTTGTTTGTGCACCGTCAACTGAAGTAGCATTAGGAACCCAAACGTTGGCATTATTAACTGTGGCAATACCTGTTGCGGCACCTAGGTTAAGTGCTGTAGCTGCACCAAATGCGTTTACAGTAGTAGCTACTGTATTGTAAACTGCCTGTGTAGGTTGGCTACCGACTAATATTGGATTGTTTAATGTAAATGTACCAGTAGCCGCACCAACGTTAGCTGTAGTCACTGCGCCGCCAAAACTTAAATTAGTTACTGTAGAATTTAATAAATTAAAACTTGTGGTATTGGCAACTAAACTGCCACCGCCAATTAATAGGTTACCGCTTAAAGAACCATACCAACCAGAAATATTGCCGCTTGTAGCTAAACTACCTAATGTTGTAGCATATTGTACGTTTAAATTACCAATATGTAAGTTAGCAAACCCACTATTATTGATAGTACCGTATGTTGTACCTGGGTCGGTTGTATATGTTAGTTGAAATTCTCCAGCAGTTTCTTCCCAAATCAATGCTGTAGATGTCTGATTGCCACGATTAATTACTAGACCAATATCATATGTATTAGTACCACTAAACGCATTGTTTAATACAATTAATGGGTCATTTACGTATGTATTAGTAGAAGCTACTGTTAGGTATGTACTTGCACCTTGAACAATCAAATTACCAGTAATTGTAACATCACTGGTCATTGTTAAGTTGCTATTGAATAAACTACCTACAATAGATCCCGGAACAATCTTGGTATTAGCAAGGATTGTAGAATCGGTAATCTGATTATTCTTGATTCTGGTTAAAACATTAGACATTTTATGGGTAAACTCCGCAATATTAGTTTAAACTGTAAACGCTGCGGTTCCATATTCCCCTAAGCTGACAGTATGATTAATAGTATTTAGCTGAGTTAAAAGATTTGATTATACTGGAACTATAGGTATTACTGTAGATTTTTTAGTAGGAATACCATTGACTAAGCCAACAATATCTTTACGTGAATCTGGCAATGCGCCTTCAATATAGTAAGGAATATATCCTGTTAGTAGTTCGATCGCTGACATAAAATAAGGAATATTGTCCGAATATGAATTGTCACAGCCTAATTCCCATAGCGGACCGTGTAGGAACATGCAACTACCTTTGCATAATTGTAGTACAGGGCATTTGGCACAGTTGTCTCTAAAACTCCAGTGAGTCGACGACTTAAGTTTAATATTGTCAAAGTCATCAACACTGCCTATTAGATGACTTTCACCGTTAAAACTAACTTCAACAGGTGATTCATTTTGACAAGTTAACACATTGCCTTTAAGATCAACTGCTATGTTATCTGATCTGTCCATGCCGCATTTTTGTCCTACTGCTGAGCTAGGTCTTTTGGTCAAGATAGATTTTATAAAATCATTGAGTTTATTGTTTATTACATTAAAATTAGTTAATTTGCCTGTTTGTATTTCAAAGAAACTATTCTTTCTGTAGGTCACATGATCTGCTGGATCTGAGAAACTGTTAGTGGCTCCGCCATCATCGTAGGGATCAATTAATCCACCTTCACCGATAGGTACTTCAAATCCTAGTTTATTTTGAAACCATTCGCTTATGGCCAATCTACTAGAATTGGTTTTAGTTACCATTGAATTAAAACTCATTCTATTAAGTGGGCCTAGTTTATGCCATAGGTCGAGTATAGCCGCAAATTTTTCCGGGTCATCAAATGGGTCAGGTCCTCTAACATGTTGCCCAGGACCGTCATGTGAAAGTCCAATATTAAATCCTAAATTTAATAGCCAGTCATTCTTTTCAATGCTCAACATAGAACCATTTGTAACTAGAGTAAATAAGGCGTTGGGATATTTCTTTCGTAGTTCTTCAGCCAGGGGTTTAAGTGTTTTCCAATAGACAAAGGGTTCCCCACCCCAGAATTCTATTACCACACCTGTGCCCAGACCATCAGAGCCACCATTAAACCAAGAAGGCAATTTAGATAAAAACAAATCAGCATCATTCTTGTTAGTTTCATCGGCACGGGCAACAAATCGTTGACTACAGTAACTACATTCATAGTTACAGGATAGGCCGAGTTGTATTTTTAGTTTGGCTATGTCTTTTGTTTTTGTGCCAGGTTGGTTTTTGTTAATTACTGGATGCGGTGCGTATTCTTTTTCTACGTATTCTAGGTTAAGGTAGCTGCCGTTGGCGTTGAATAGACCCGAAGTTTCGTTGTCGTACCAAAACTCTCGTTCCTCGTTAGTTCTTGAAACTGCCTTGATTAAAAATTTCATTGAATGCCTTTAGTCTAATAGTTGATATGTTCGTTCAACAT